TGTATATCCCATTTTATCCCAATACTCTTGTGTGTAACCTTTTGTAGGCATATCACTTGGTTTCATTGCTACTTCTTTTTCGTTTCTGATTCTATAACCATATTTTTCAGCAGTTGCAGAACTAATAGTTTTTGCATTTGGATTTGTAGGGTCAATTTTAGTTTCAAAACTTGCATAAGTTCTTCTTAACCATTTATGATTGCATCTTGCTCCGCCTTTGTATAACCATATAGAATATGAATCAGAACCTTTAGGTCCAAAACCTGAATTAACAACTTGCGTTTCCATAGCTACAATATCTTCTTTACGATATACTTTATCTGCTCTTAACATTTTATTGCAAAATTGTCTTTCACCTGTTAAATCACCACTATAAACATATCTTGTAACGAATTGAACACCATCAATAACTTTATCTTGTTCAGGACTTTTAGCGTTTGGTTTTGCAGTTCCTGTAGAAGTAATAAATTGCCACATTTTAGATAATGTACTTTTCTTTTTATTATTTAAAGTATTAATTTCAGCATCTAATTCTTCTTCAGAATCATAATCTACTTCTGTTTCGTCAATTAAAAACCATTCGTCGCTTAATGTTTCACCTTTTTCAATTAATAAATCAGCATTACTATCTGAACTCATTTTAACACCTGTTTCTTCTTCAGTTGTTTCAGCGTTCATTCCTGATATATCAACAAATTCTAAAGGTTGTATTGTTTTAAAATATAACTTTAATGATATTTTATTAATAGCTAAAACTTCATCTAAAGCATCAGTTATTTCTAATTGATATGGTTTTATTACTATGTTATCAAATAATAGAGTAGCAGTCTTTATTTCGTCTGCATTGTTACCTAAACCACCATCACCTGTTCGTATTCCTAATAACATTGGTGAAGTAACTCTATGCCCTACAATTAATTTATCAAAACATTCTTTAGATAAATATTCGTAATGAGCCGGAGCATCATTTAAAGGTAAATCTTCAACAGTTGTTTTTGATTCAGCATTAGCGTTAAAAGCAATAATAACTTTTTCACCTCTTGCTCCTGTTAATTTACCTAAAACATCACGCTTCATTTTATCACGCATTTCTTCAGAAGGGATACCGTTATTGAAATTAATAACTTTGGTACCACTAAAACCATTTTGACAATCATTAATTTGATAATCTGCTATATTTTCTTCTAATAAAGCATAAGGCAAAGAACCTGAATAATCTATTGGACTATAATAATCAAATCCACTTACATAAGGTTGTATAACATATATTTCAACTTCATTACCATTTCCAAAACCAAAGGCAGGTATTCTTTTAATTTCTTCACTTGGTTTCTTTTTAGTCCAATCATAATGATAATACCACGCTTCAATTTGTCCTTTGTCATTACATTTTTCTGCTCTTAATGTATGCATTGGAAAATGAAGCACTTGTTTTACTTGTTTCTTTTCCATTACAATTTGCATAGCAGCCATTCCTAAAAGTTTTCTTTCTAAAGCTATTTTCTTTAAATCAGAATCTTTTACAATAGATTTCATTTGTGCATACTCATTTGGCTTTTTATTAGAATCTAAAGCATCCAATCCTTTGCCATAAATCATATTAGTAACACCTGTAATAATAGCACCATTTGTAGCACTGTATAAATATCTATCAATTAAATATTGAAAGTAATTATTATCAGCACCATATTCAATATAGTTATTCTTCTTGTTTTCTTGTATTATAGGGCTTGTATAAGCACTTAAATTTACAATTGATATATTACTCATATATTTTAAATTCGTTTGTTGTAACGTTTGCTACGTATTGATTCTCATTAACAGTATAGTTATTCTTGTTTTGATTTGTACAAAAGATTTTGTCTCTATAAATTAAAGAATTTTCACTACTAAATTGTGTCATATCTGCAGTTAATATATTATTGTCAACTGTTTTAATTCCATTGTCAGCAGTAAAAGGTAAAGCAGTACTTAAAATAGTTAAATTATAAAAAGTATTTTCTTTTAAATCTAAAGCTAAATCACATTTTAAATAATATCCATCAACTACAAATGTAGGATTTAATGTAACTGAAATATTAGTAGTTTCATTTCTTAAAATAAGCGTATCAGCCAAGTAAAATCTTGGAATGAATTTTATAGTTTGTGATTCTATTTGCTCTTTTAAAATTATCATATAATATTTTTTATATTAATAAATTAAAATAGGAATTGTTTTAAAACAAAAAAGGCATACTAATTAAAGTACACCTTTCTTAAAAAAACAAATAATAATTATGCTACAGTACCTTCAACGATAGAAGCTAAAATACCTGTAGTTAATGGTCCAGTCACAAAGTTTGCAGCAACAGGCTCCATTCCTTGAAATTCCATTTTATAACCTGACATATCTCCCATAGCAGCACCATTTGAAATAGTTGCAGTTACTAAGTCCATACCTTTAGTCAAACCTGCTAAAAAGAAAGAACCATTGTTATCTTCAACAATAACTTGTGGTCTACCATAAGAAAGTAATTTAAGTTGCTTGTTATCTGCAATAGTTAATTTAGCCAAACTTAAACTTAATTTTTGGTCTACAAATGTAGTTCCATTTTCTCTTGAACTTGTTACAGTTTGTTCAAAAGTTGAAGTTCCCTTCAATTCATATTTATAACCAACAGGTGTACCACCCAAAGCAGTTATAACATCTTCTTGTCCTGCAGTTGCAGAATAAGTTACAGTTGTTGCATCACCCCAATTAATGAAGTATACAGCTTTTAATCCACCTACTGAATTTTTACATTGTTCAGCACGTCCTAATGATATATCGCAAGGCATAGTTTATATATTTTAAAGTTAATAAAAAGGGGTTTTTACACCCCTATTTTAAATTTATGCTGCAGGTGTGTAAAGAACAATTTCAGAACCAACTCCGTATTGAACACCAGCTGTAAATCTCATTACAACTCTTACATTTTCTGAACCGTCAATATCAGCAAGGTCAATTAATTTAACTTCGTTGTGGTCAGATAATAAACCTGTTCCAAAATATAAGTTAGATTTTTGAGCAGCCATCATATAATCGTTAGCCAATCCATTTGCAACAAAGATTTTAACACCATCAAAAGATAATGAACCATTGTTAAACCATTGTGTACCTTGTGCATTTGTACCATTAGCTCCTAAACCTGAAGCTCCGAATCCTCCTAAAGCACGTACATAATCACGAGCTACAGATTGTGAAACATAAAGATATAAATCTTCTTTTCCGTACAATGCAGCAGGAATAGCATCTACCAATTTACCAAGTTCACCGATAACGTTAGCAGCAGTAATTCCACCTGATACAGGAGAAGCTACATCAATAACAGCTGCATCAGCAGTAGCTAAAGTAACAAGACCGTCAAATTCACCAGCAGTAGCATTAACACCTTTCCAGATATTGTTTTCCATTTTCTCAGCAACTTTAGCAACAACGTGTGCTAAAATAAAATCAGCAAAAGCAGGAGGCAAGTTGTCAAATGAAGAATATCCCATTTGAACTGCTTCCCAATCCGATTTAAACGTTTTTTTACAAAATTCAAGATTTACTTGGAATTCCTCAGGAGTAATAATTCTTTCAGTTAAAGTAACTGTAGAAGTAGAAGTAAAATCACAAGTAGCATTAGCAACGATTGCATCAGTAGCAATTCTTTTGATAACTTCTTTAAATTTAATGTTTGGTTTTACTTCGATACCGCCATTAGCGATTGTAGAACCTGAAAGCAATGCAGCAGAAATATATTTTCCTGCATTTTCACCAGCATAAGTTGTGGTAATTGATGTTGTAGTAGCCATAGTTTATTAATTAAAAAGTTTTGCCATAACTATATCTTGTGTAGTCATTTGGCGATTAGTTGATATTTTATTTAGTTTAACTTCGTTTTTAACTTCAGGTGAGTGTGTTAATGGTTCAACAACAACTTCTGAACTTAATTCTTCTTTAACAACTTCTTTTACTGATTTTAATTCAGCAATTTCAGTTCTTAATTTTTCAATTTCTGCAAAGAACATTTCTTTAGAAACTGATTCTACAATTCTTTTAGGAGTTGCTACTGTTTCAGCTTGTGCTTCAACTTCTTCTTCAACTTCAGGAGCTTCTTCTACTTCAGCTTCAGCTTCTTTAATTTCAGCAATAACACCTTCAACGGATACAACTAAAATCATTCCATCTTCAAGTTCGTATTCACCAACTGGCATTGCAATACGTTCTTCACCGTTTACAATAAAAACAGCGTTATCCGTTTCAAA